CCTTCCACCAGTAAAGAGGAGCCAGCGCATCCAGATAGCACACGATCATCCTTCTGTACTTGGCATGTGTGCTTCCTGCCTTGGCAAGCCTCATCATCAGATCAAGATCATTGGGACCGACCTCGATGATGGGTCTGCCTGTGTAATACTCACATTCGCCCATCCATCCGCTGTCACTCTTATCCCAGCTGTTCATGGGATTCCGCATGCCTCTGATCGCATGCTCCCATCCTGTCACTTCGATATTTTCAATCTGTATCATGTCCACCTCCCTTTGTATCTTCTCTTGAGATACTCAATATCTTTCAACAGCCTCTCATCTCTGTCCTTGTTGCCCTGCAGGTATGCCATGATGGTCTCGACATGCTCCCATCTGTTGAAGTAGTCCATGTCTACGATGTTGAGGAGCCTTTCCATCGATATCTTGGTGCAGGGAAAGAAGTTGTCGCATTTGACCAGTATCTCGCCGGTACCATATCTGATATGTAAAATTGTTGCATCCATTATTCCGTCACTCCTTCAATAAAATCATCTATGCTGCACCGGCACATCTTGCTGAGTTTGTAGACCTTCAGCAGGTTTGGGATGGAATCTCCTGCCATCCATCCGTACAGTGATTTCTTGTTGATCCTGTAGCTCTCGCACAGATGCTTGAGATCCATGCCTGACCTTGCCATCTCAGCTCTCACCAGTCTCTTGAGATTGGTAGGAAAAGCCTCCTGCATCCTCATTTCTGCCCTCCTACGAATGTCTCTGCCATGTCTCTGAGCTTTCCATATGCCTCGACCAGACCTTTGTCAAAGCATCCCTCAGATGCCATCATGTCGAACCTGTTAAGGTACCACATTGCCTTCTCAAGGTCTTCCAGACCATTCTTATGCTGGTGCCTCCATACATATTTGAAGGCATTGAGCAGGCAGAAGTGCGCCACAGCCTCAGTGCCGAATGCGATCTCCATCACATCGATGCACTCCATTGATGTCTGTCCCTCATAGTGAGGAGGATGGTTGACCATATAGCTCTTATCTGCAGGCTCCCACATGTTAAATGCTTTACAAAGTCTGCAGGGATTATCCTGCGCTGTCAGATTTAAATACTTACAATTATCACAGCCCTTTTCTGCCATCACTCTCACCTCCTTCATATGCCTCAAGTCCATCTGCCCAAGCATGTACAAATGCGTCCATCTCTATTCCTCCTTTCACGAATCGCTTACCATCCCAGTAAGCACTTGATATCCTCGGTCCAAGTATCCCATCGAGTGTGATGGCATACCATGTCTGCTTCTCTGGTCTCCTCTTGTCCAGAGTCACCCAATCCACGCTCATCTGTTGCCTCCCTTGAGGATGTAGTCTGTGGTCACACCGAACAGGTCAGACAGCTCGATAATCATGATTGCGTTTGGAAGTGTCCTGTTGGTCTCCCACTGGGCTATAGTGTTCTCATGGCACTCCAGTTTTTTTGCCAGATTCTTCTGCGTCCATCCACTGACCGTCCTCAGTCTTGCGATCCTCTTACCTATTGTCTCCATCACCTGCTCCTTCCTGCTGCTATCAAGCCAGCGAGAATGAAACCGCCATTTACACCTATCAGCACACCAAACGTAAATGCTATGATGTTGTCCATATCACTCCTTTCTGACGAATATGCGGTACTTCCTGCCCTTTATGGTCCTGTTGACGATCTCCACATCAAAGTGCTTTTTCACCTGTTTGGAAAACTCGATATTGGACATTGGTGTGAAACTGTTCGCCAGACAGAACTCGTAGTACTTCTGGTACACTACCGCAGTGACCTCATCCTCTACCTTGGGATCCTCTTTGAAGAAGAGCAGTATGGGATTGTTGGTCTCCTCGTACTCTTCCAGAGCTGTCTGGACCTTGCTGCATGTCGTAAATCTCCTGTTTTTGAGGATCCTCCTGAGTCCCTCGATACCGATGCGGATCAGGTACCGCATAGGCTCATCACGTATCAGTTTGTACTTGATGTAAGGATCGAAGTCAGGATCATCTGGTGTGAACCTTGCATCGAATGGGATGATTACCAGCCTGCTGATGACTGCGCCACTCTTGTCCTTGATGCGAGGGATGTTATTCGCAGAGAACATCAATTTGGCATAATTGGAAAAATCGAAGGGATCCTGCCCTTTTTTCTCCACTGTGATGGGATTCCCAGAACACAGCTTTTTGAAGATGGCTGGGTTTGCGATGAACTCATCACCAATATCGTCACCGATGTTCGCCAACTTCCCCACCAGCTGCGCTGTCTTGAACCTATCTCCCAAGTCCTTAAGGTCCAGAGTGGAGACATTGTCATATCCAAGCAGATGCTCCACCATACTGAGGAAAGTGCTTTTGCCATTCTCTTTCTCTCCAGTGAGGATGAAGCATTTTCTCAGCTCGGACCTGCGGTAAAAGCAGTACCCTATAGCCTCCTCCAGCAGTGACCTCACCGCTGGATCCTGACAGGAGAGCTTATCCAGTGTCCTGTCTGTGATGGCTGAGTATGCCTCTGGATCGTAGTCAAAAGGTATCTTGTTGGTCACCACGATGTCAGGCGAAAAGTCCTGCAGTGTGTCCGTATCCAGATCGTAAATACCATTTCTGAATGCGATATAATTGGCAGGAGACATATGTGTCTCTCCCCATGTGAGCAGGTCAAGGTATGACATGACCTCTGCCCTTCTGCTCCTGTTGAGAGTGGGGATGGTCTTTATCATGACCTGCTCTATATCCTTCTGCTCTCCCACATAGACACCATCCTTATAAATGTGGAGATGTCCATTTATCCTAACTATGTGATTCGTAGCTTTAATGTAATTCGCAAACTTGTCGAACAGGAAGGCATTCCTGTGGAAGAATACCGGCTTCCCAAATGCGTCATCTCGCATGATGGTCTCCAGCTCCTGCTCGTCAAGAGGATCAGACAGCACATGGTCATTTATGATCTGCAGCGTCTGCCTGACCTCGTCCTTGGTCATCCCTTCAGACTGTAGAGTCAGGATGTAGTTGAACAGCGCCTGATTCCTGCCATCTCCTGCACCCATCTCAAAGAATCTTGTCCTGCTGCCGACAGGTCTCATCCATACCGGCAGCTGACCAAACTCCTCATCGTCTTCTATGTCATATATCACTTCCCTTTCCTTGCCATTAAATTTGAGTATTGAGTAACTGTTCCTGCATCCCACTTTGATATCTGCTGTGATGCCACATGCAAGCATCCTGTGTGTTCCGCACTTGTCGAGGATATATTCCCCACTGTCTGAGATGTTGGAGAAGTAGAAGTGCTTGCCTCTGGTGGTCTCCAGTACACGACACGCACACTGCTGCGCTTCCACGATGTCCATCAGCTTTTCTGACTGGTCATGGTCATCTACATCAATCAGGACCACCAGATCGCCAAGGACACCGGCATACTCTGGGAGCCTCCTGACCTGTTCAAATGTCTGCAGCTCTGCGCTGGTCCTGCCTTTGAAGGGCATCAGGCATTTCTTATCTCTTGTGGGGACATACCCTCTGTATAGGTCTGTATGTCTCATTTTCTGACTCCATATTGTTCAAGCCTCTTGTTAGTCAGATCGATGTACCAGTGCCTGTCCAGATACCAAGGCACCGGCACACCATTGACAGGACCATTCTCGATGAAGGAATGTTCAGATGTGTTGCCGAACTTGTCCTTTCGTATCCTGCCTTTATCAGTCTTGACCTTGCAGATCTTCCCATCACTGCTCCTCCTGCTGGCGAAGATGCGGAAGCATTTATTGTTGTATTTGTTCCCTGATTCGTCCACCACATAGGAGTATTTGGATGTGAGCTTGCATATCTTCTGGAACATCCACAGGTCGTTGCATTCGTTGATCGTCTTCTCCACCGGCACACCATCTATGATGTGGTCCACCAGTGCCTTATTGATGATTGGCAAGTCGTTGTCGATGGAAGACAGCTCCTTCACATAGGCACCCTTCCTCTCGTATGTCCCTGCCTTCCTGCCATTGACAGGATCATCGGCAAACCTAAAAATGTAGTTGTTGACATCCTTCTGCCATATCTCATCGATGTAATCAAAGTCAAGAACCATCTTGGTCTCCTGCTCCCACTCCCAGCAGATATCGTCCACCATGCCAAAGTCGCACAGCATGATCCTGATGATGAGTCCATCAGTGTTGCTGTTGACGATCTGGAAGGATGGGACAGATGCCAGCTGTTCCAAGAGCTGGAGGAGCAGGAGCTGTCCATTTACGCATATCTCATTGGCATTCCTTGGATCGTATGCCTTGCTGTTCTTATCTTTGGTGATCCCATACGCAGCATTAAGGACGATCTTCAGCGGTGCCTGCTCTTTCTTCATGCCTTTGTGCTTAAGGTCCACACGATAGTCATATATCCACCTGTACCTGTCCCTGTTGCGTGAGTTACGGCTGAGAAGGTCCCAGAAGATCATCAGCCTCGGATAGTAGCCAGACACATCGATATGGAGCAGGATCTCGTCCTTTCCGCATTTGTGGTGGTACTTTTTTGGCGCACCATGAATGCCTCCCCATCCAAACTGGTGCATGACACCGCAGACATCAGTCTCAAAGTAAAGCCTGTAGTCATGGTTGGCATCGTCAAGAAACCACTGGTCAGGTCTGCATCTCTTCCTGCCAAGCACCCTGTCATCATCGGCATAGTCACCATCCTTTTTCTTGCGCTTCACAGTGATGTCCCTGACCTGCTCCAGATGCAGGCATGGCAGTGTGTAAAGGTCCCACTCGTCATCCCTGACCTGCCTTTCGCACTCAAGGACCTCTGCCGACAGCTGCGCCTTGGTCTTGCCCATGTAGGAGAGTGGGAGCTGGAACATGTTGATAAGTCCCAGTTGTGCGTAGAAGTCACTCTTGGTCTCCAGCCAGATGTTGATAGCCTCTTCCACATCGTTGCGACAGTACCTTACTGTCTCCTCCAGCTCCTCCTTTGTCAGCTTCCTGTCGATACGGAAGTCCACACTGGACTCATGTATGTTGTGACCTTGGAATCCCTCCAGCTGTTTGAGTGACTTGCCAAGCAGCATCAGGTCGTAGTTGATCATTGGGAAGTTGTTGAGGAGGGAAGAGTACTCCCACCCCTGCCTGCCTTTGGTGATCAGCCACTCATTCATCTTCCACGGATCGATACCGGCAAGCACTGCCTTGGTTATCCACTGGTC